GATCCGCGCCTGCTCGGCGAGGATGTCCTTCAGCGCGGTCATGTGACCGCCTCACTTCCGGTCTGGTTACCAGACCAGCCCGGCCTTCTCGCGCTGCTCGCGTGAGCGGAGCGCGTAGAGGGCGTGCTGGTGATACCGGGCCGAGTGCTCGCCGTCCTCTGGCGCGAGCGGGTCGCCGGCGGCGGGTCCCTCATCGGGGGGGAGTGCCTCGGGGTCGAGCACGTCGTCCGGGTCCGGGCTCCACGAGCCGGGAGTGGACATGCGGACGCCGAGGATCTCGGCGCCCGAGTACGCGGGCCACAGGACCGGGCCGTACTCGCGCAGGCCCAGCTCGGTGCGGCGCACCGTCTGGAGGCTGCCGCCGCGCGGCCGGTACCGGTCGCCGCGGCGCAGCTGCGGGTCCGAGCGCATGATGCGCCCGGTGAAGCTCTGGGAGGTGATCGAACCGGACCGGATGGACTCCAGCACCTCGTCGGCCAGCGGGGTCTCCGAGTAGCGGGTGCGGGTCAGCAGGCCGCGGGCCTCGGCGCGGATCTCCACCGGCGTGCCGATCGGCATGGAGAACCGCTCCGAGGGGGTGCCCTGGATGGTCATGCCGTGGTTGTAGAGAACCTTGACGGCGCCGGGGAAGCCGCCGCGGGCCCGGCTGGCGTGGTCGATCGCCCGGTTGAACGCCGTGGGCTCGATGACCTCGACGTAGTGGCCCTCATGGTCTGAGATCTCGGCTTCCTGACCGAACACCGCGGCGAACGCCTCGACGGTGCGCCCGTCGCCGCCGTCGGCCGACCGGATGATGTGCATGTCCTCGAGCGGGTACATGCGCATGAACTCGGCGCGCGACGTGGCCGCCGGCTCGTCATCGGACCGCTTCACGCCGCCGCGCGCCTTCGCTGCCAGGCTCATGAATTTCCCCTTGCCGTACTTCTTCCGGCCGATCCAGGCGGCGAGCGCCCCCGGGTCGTGCGCGCCCTTGGCGGCCAGCGAGCCCTTCAGCTTCGCGAACCGGGCGCCGGTGCCGAGCTTCGCGGCCCTGGACGCGGCGGCAGCGACGCTGCCGCCGTCAGCGGCGCCGAAGTGGCTGACGCCGAGGCCGGTGAGGTCGGGCAGGTCGGAGTGGTCGCCGTCCCACGACGAGTCGAGCCCGTCGCCGTCATAGTCCGGTGCTGGTGTTCCGGCCACAGCTGACCTCCCGGTCGCCTTCTTGATCGCTGCCGCGTGCTGCGCGGGCCACATGCCGGTCGCCGCGTGATGGGCATCCGCGCAATAGCCGTGCGGGTCCTTCAGGTACTTGCCGAGGTGGCGGACACAGCGGTCGTAATCGCCGCCCTCGCCCCAGCGGATCTTCGCCGCGCCCTCGCCGTGCACCCAGTACTGGTGCAGCCGCTCGGTCCCGCCGGGGTTGGTGACCTGGCCGCCGAGCCGGACCGCGCCGGTCTCGTCCATCACAGCGCCTTCGCCTTCGCGTCGAGAGACCTCGCCTGCGTCAGCAGGCCCCTGATCCGCGTCCGCAGCGCGCTCACCCGCGAGTGCAGCGACCGGGCATGCCGGTGGTGGTGGCGGGCCGTCTTCCGGTGATGCGCAGCGGTCGCCTTGTGGTGCGCGTTCGCCTTCGCCGCCGCCGCGGCCTTCTTGTGCGCCGCCACCGACACGCGCATCTGGTGCACCAGCACGTGCAGCTGCTCCTCGAGGCGGCGGGCCTGCTCCCGGTCAGCTGCGGCCTTCGCCTCCAGCTCGCGGCGCTCGCGGGCGTGGCCGCCGTGCGGCGCGACCGCTGTCGCCGTGGCGGCGGCGGCGTGGCCCTTCGGCGCGGCCGCCTTCGCCCCGTTGCCGCCCGGGCTGGACGACGAGGCGAACTGGCCGCCGTGCGCCGACCCGGCCGGGGCGTGGGTCATGTTGAACCGCTCCGCCACGGCGTCAGCGACCGGGGCCTCCGCGTCGGCGAGCAGGTCGTCCAGGTCGAGCTCGTCGCCGTCCTGGACGTCGTCCTCGTCCGGGTCATCGGCGGGCGGGGCCTCGATCTCGGCCCGGCGGGCCGAAGCGAGCTGCGGGGTCGGCCTCGTGTTGTTCCCGCCGTCACCCGGCGACGTCGACCCGACCGGAAGCGCCTGCTGCGACTTCGGCAGCGGCGACGCGACCACGCCCGGCGATTGCTGCGGCAGCTGGTGCTGCACGTTCCCGCCGGCTGGCAGCGCGGCGGCCGGGTCGCGCTGCAGCTTCGTCACGTCACCGGAGTTGATGAACGCCACGGAGGACTCCAGCGTGGCCCCGGCCTGGCGGCAGGTCAGCAGCGCCTGGCCGCGCACCAGGGCCGCCTGGCCGCGCTCCAGCTCGCCGTCCTGCAGCGCCGCGATGTCCGAGGTGTCGTACCAGAGGCGGTTCCCCGCCGGCGGGTCGACCAGCTTGGAGTGCGCCGCGCACCAGGACCGCCACTGCGGGCGGCCCCAGAGGTTGGCGAACTTCTGCATCGACTCCTGGTAGCCGCGGCCCGCGCCGCGCAGCGGCTCCAGGCCCACCAGGACGCCCGGCACGCCGGAAGCGGACAGGATCCGCTGCTCCCCCGCGGCCTCGACGTTGCTGAAGTCCATCTGCTGCAGCGAGTTGCCGATCACCGTGATGTCGGCGCCCTGATCCAGGACCAGCGTCTTGAACGCGTTATCCACGCCGCCGTAGCGGGCGTGCATCCGCTCCCGCACCGCGTCCACCGTGCCCGGGTGCAGCTTCTGGGCGTAGCGGATCAGCAGGTTCGGGCTGGCCGAGTTCTCCAGGTACTTGATCTTGTACCGGGTCAGGCCGTCGTCCCCGGCGATGTCCCGGTAGATCGGGGTCAGCCACGACATGCCCCGGAAGTCAGCGGCCGGGTCGGGGATCGGCGCCCAGTGCGCGACTTCCTCGGCCGGGTAGAACTCACCCTGGCCCTGGCCGAGCACCGACTTCGGCGGCTCGTACCAGTAGCCGATCTTGCGCCGGTAGTGGCCGCCGCCGTCCACGGCAACGAGCTCGGACACGATCGTCATCCAGTCGGGGCGGCGCCGCACCAGGCGGTCCTCGCCGGGGGGCGCCCAGGTGTAGGACTGGCCCGCCAGGCACGCGTCCTGCTCGTTTCGGACCAGCAGCTCGCCCGTTGACCCGTCCGGCCACGGGTGCTCCAGGATCGACAGCGACCGGTTGCCGAACAGGTGCTTGTCGTCCAGGGCCTGGAGTTGCAGCCGGGCCTCGGAGAACAGGGCGAGCCGGGCCAGGATCACCGAGAACACCGGCGAGCTGGACCCGTACGCCTGCTGCGCCCACGCCGCCAGCGACGGCATGATCGCCTCGCGGTCGGGCGAGCCGTAGCTGGTGGTGAGGACGGACGCGCCGGTGGCCATGCCCTCCCAGTAGCCAGCATCCCGGCGGATCCACCGGTCGATCAGCCTCACAGGCCCTCGATCACTTCCAGGCTCATGCCTCGCCCGAGGACGATGAACCGGACGTCGTCAGGAAGCGCGAGCCGGGCGCGGATTATCTCCTGCATGTCACTGGCCTGCCGGGCCGTCAGGACATCTTCCGTGCGCACGACGATCCGGTCGCCGGGCTTCCACGTCAGGCGCTGAACTTCAGTGATCTCCGGCAGCGCCTTCTCGCGCTCCCAGGCCTCGGTCTCGCGCGGGTCTTCACTGGACGTCATGCGGCGTCCCGGTAGCGCTCCAGCACCTGCGGCAGCGTCGGCGCCCCGCGCACCTGCGGACGCTGGCCAGTGCCGTCATCATGCAGGTAGATCGTCCAGTAGCCCACGCACAGCGAGTCGAAGATCAGGCACGCGCCCAGCGCCGGCAGGCCGATCAGCGCGCCGCCGCCCAGGACACCGGCCAGCGAGACCAGCAGCAGGATCAGCGACGTGCGCACGGCGTTACCTCGTCACAATCCGGCCGGGATGCTCCTGCGCCTCAGCCATCGCGTCGCGGATCCTGTCCTCTTCCGAGGCAGGCAGCCGGTCGAACTCGGCCTGCAGCCTGGCCATGCGGGCGTCGTACTCGGCCGTATGGACAATCCCGCGAGCGCACTCGGCGTTGTAGACGGCAAGCGCCTCGAACTTCGGGTCCACGGTCCTGTCCTTCCGCTAGATCACCCAGGCGCCCGGACGGGACAGCCTCAGATCGCGTAGACGCCGGGGTGGGCGACTTCCTCCCAGCGGGTGAACGCCCAGACCGAGAACTCCGAAGACGTCAGCGGCGACTGATCCGTCACCACCCGCCGCTCCAGCGCCCGCGCGCCCGCCAGGGGACGCTGCTGAGCGCCGCGCACGGCCGCCGTCAGCTCCGGCTGCTCGAAGTGCTTCAGGCCGCCGCCCGTGACCAGGTCCATGAACTCGCCGTGCGCGACCGCCACGTCCTCCGGGCCGAGCCGTCTCGCGACGATCCCCAGCTCGCCCAGCTGCCGGCACAGAGTCGACGACTGCGACCGCGGGTCCAGCGCCACCTCGACCGGCTCATCCGCCATGTACAGCGCGTCCATGACCGTCGGGGCGATCGCCGGAAGGCCCCGCCAGACGACCTTGACGGCCAGCCGCGCCGGATCCTGCCGCCACGCCTTCGCGATCGCGCACGACGTACGGTCCTCGCTGATCTCCAGCCCGAACGCGCACTCATCCATTGCCGAGCGCCGCCCAGGTCTCCTGCGAGATCACTTCCCAGCCGGGCTTGGCCACATCCGGCCACTGGCAGCCGTACGCGCGCCGGAACTCCGCCAGGCCCATCAGCTGCAGGTCAGCCGCCACTGTCTCCTCCGACACCGTGATGCCGAGTGCCGGCATGCGCCGCCGCCACGTTTCCGGGTCCTCCGGGTCCTCGTCGTCAGCGAACGAGTAGCCGATGTAGCAGCCGGTGTCGGTCAGCCCGAGCTCGGCGCGGGCCCGGCCGTCCTCGACCTTGCCCCTGAAGTAGGCACTCTTCTCGGTCCCGGCCGCCGACACGATCCACAGCTGCGCGTCGCAGGTCATCATCGCCGGGCGCATCGCCTGCTCGATGTGCTCATCCTGCTGAGCCCACGCCTCGTCGATCACGCCCAGGTGCAGGCTGTCACCGTGCCCCGAAGTCTCTCCGCCGGACACCAGGCTCAGCATCGACCCGTTCCGGAACAGCAGCGCCTCGCTGCCCGAGCCGCGGCGCACCTCGATCAGCGCCGCCAGCTTCGACCGCGCGATCCGCGGCCACCACGAGTCCAGCAGCCGCTTGCGGGCGTCCAGCCGCGTCTGCGCCGTGTAGTTGATCATCGTGCCCGGCCGTCGCAGGCCCCGCGCGATCATCATCGACAGCAGGTCAACCGTCTTGCCCTGCTGCCGCATCACCTCGATGACAACCTGGCGGTACGCGAACCGGCCGTCAGCGCCGAGTTCTGTCGTCAGCGCGTTCGCCTCGTGCTGCCACGGCATCAGCCCCGGCCCCAGCGGCGTGCTGAACCCCAGCAGCACCGCCGTCTTCCCGATCCCCGACGCCAGGTTCGGCCGGCCCGGCGTCCGCGGAGTCGCGAACCTAGGCTGAGCTGAGATCCGCGAGGAGTCCCGTGAGGTCGGCATCGGGCTTCCGCTTCGAGTCCTTCGGGATCAGCTCCAGCAGCGTCTTGCGCAGCTCCGCGCCCAGGATCGCGTTCGCCGGGTCGGTGCGGTGCGCCGCGGCCAGCCGTCCGGCGAGCAGTCGCATTTCCCGCGGCGCGTCCTTCACCTCGTCCGCCGCGTCGCCAGCCGCCGCGGGCAGGTCAGGCACGGCCGCGACAGCCAGCGGCTTCACGGCCGAGCAGCGGCGGCACATCGAGTGGTCACCCTGAACGTGAGCCTTCCGGCGCCGCTGGCGCAGGGCGTCACTGTCAGCCACCAGAGCCTCCGATCACGTGAGCCGTCACCCTCCGTGTGTATGCGAAAGGC